GTCCTGAGACGGGTCGGCCACCAACACTTGGCCACCCCCCCTAGACTCCTGACGAAACGTCCCATCGCCCTTGGCCGCGTGACAGCGGCTACACAACAACTGGATCCGTAACGGATCGCACACCGCACTGACGTCGTTACGCTCGTGCGCCTGCAACGGCGGTTCGTGATCGAGATGGAGCGCGCTTCCGTCGCGACTCGTGAAGGTAAGTATCTGTTCGGCCTTGCACTGGCTGTGGTGGGTCACCGGACCACCGGGCATGGCGCTCCCGCACACAGGGAGGCGTCCACCTGACCGTACCAGCAGGGCGATGAACACGGGCCGCCAGCGGTCCCACGTGGCGCCGTACCCACGGCTCTGCCGGCTGCCACGTTGCTGCTCGACGGCACGGCTGCAGGCTGGGCAGCGTCCGTGCTTGACGGTGGCGCCACAGTTCCCGGCACACGGACGCACGGCGGACTCAGGCACGGCTGCTCACCATCGCTTCCCGACAGGCTGTGCCTTGTCCGCCTTGACCGGTGAAGTTGGTGCCGCAGGTTTCTGGACATGGAGCTGTGTACCCTTGGGCATGCACCGGATTCGGTAGGACAGGCCGCCACGGGTCAGACCATACCGCGCACCCACCACGCCACCAGAGACAGTCACTCGCGCACCGCTCACGCGTACGGCGAGCTCGTCGCCGGTGCCGACGGGACGTTCCCGAGTCACGGTGACATCGCCATCGCCAGGGATGATGAAGTCGATCGCCTGATCGGCGTCGAATTCGGCCACGACGCCTGGCTGGAGTGTGATGCGCATCAGTCAATCGCCGGCGTGTCGAGCACCGTCAGGGCACCCGTCGCCAGTTCCCAGCTGAAACCGCTGTTCACACGACGGAAGCTGTACCGGTACGTGCCAGGCTCGAGGTCGATGTTGGTCTCCGCGAGGGCCGTCAGCGTGTCGGTGATGCTACAGATGACAGGCCCGATGAGCGGCGGATCGAGCGCGGCCGCACTCGCCTTGATGATCAGATGCACCGTCCACCCAGCCACCGAGACGACGTTCGCGTCAGACACGGTGATCGACCAGGAGACGTCCTCGCCTTGGTAGCACGTCAGTGCTGTGGTTCCTACCGCCATGGAGTCTCCTTATCGGACATCGCCGAGGCCTCCGGGCACCGTCTGTACGACATCGAGACCGCCGGCCACCGCGACGAAGACATCGATTCCGCCGACCACCGATTGGAACACGTCGATCCCCACAATCCGGGCCACGTTCCCGATAGGATCAAATGCGGAATCCTTCGGCGAGAAGGTCAGATACGCCTTCGATGGGCCGCCGAATCCCGCGCGCGTGATGACCGGCATTTACACAATGACCGCGGTGACACCGTTGACTGCCGAACCCGTGACGGCCACCACCGTCAGCGTGGTGCTCGCGCCGTCGTAATCCGAGATCGTGGTCGCCTGGCCAGCCAGTGCGCCTGACGTGAACACCAGGGCCCTGCCGTTGTAAAAGTCATTGACCGAGGACGGGGCTCCGCCTTCCACGGTGGAGAGCTTGACGGTCGTTGTCGTCGACCCAGTCCCGATCACCGCTGCGAGCACGCCGGCCGCATGGGCTGCCAGCTTCGTGGCCGGGATGACCGCGATCGCCGACTGGATGTCAGACAGCGAGGACTTGGCCACGAGGGCCCGGCTGTTGATCTGCGTGGCCGCCGAGAGGATGTCCGAGAGGTCGCTGGCCAGCGTCGCGCGCACCGCGGAGGCGATGTCGGAAATATCCGACGCCGTGACACCCGTTCCGCCACCACCACCGGCGGTGATCGCCGAGCGCAGGTCCGAGAGCGATGAGGCGTTGAGCTGCACGCCCGTCGTCCCCAGTACCGAGAGCAGATTCGATTCGACGTCCGACAGCTTGCTCTGGGTGTCACTGACCATGGACTGCACGACGAGGACCCTGGAATTCGCCTGTTGGGCCGCCGAGGCCGCATCGGACGCGGTCGACGTGATCAGGGCGACTCGAGATGTGAGCGCGGTGGCCGCCGCCATCGCCCAGACCCGCGACGCGATGTCCGACATATCCGACGCGCTGATGACCGTCGCGCCGGCGCCGGCCAGCACCGCCGAGGCTATGTCCGAGATGTCCGACGCGGTCAGGTTCACGGTCACCGCGTTGACGGCTGACCTGATGTCTGACAGCGTGGAGGCGTTCAACTGCACGCCTGTCGTGCCCAACACGCTGAGCAGGTTACTCTCCACGTCGGAGAGTTTGCTTTGCGTATCGCTCACCATCGACTGAACGACCAGAACGCGCGAATTCGTCTGCACCGCTGCCGACAGGATGTCACTCAACCGAGAGGCCAGGAGCACGTCGACCCGCGACGCGATGTCGCTCATGTCGGAGGCTGAGACGGTCGCCGTCACGCCGGCAATCGCCGACTTGATGTCCGAGAGCGCGTCCGAGAGCTGCGAGTCGGTTGCCACGCGCTTCGGCACGCGGCTCTGGAAGTCGCTCTGGAGATCGCTGACGTGCGAGCGGATGTCGCTGACCTGCGACAGGATCACGAGCACCTGAGACTTGACCGCGGCGCCGGCCGTGTCCGCCCAGACCTTCGACGCGATGTCGGATCCGGTCGGACTGCCAACCGCCAGGCTGTTGACGTTGCTCAGCAGCGAGTAGATGTCCGAAATCACCGACTTGTTCACAAGGATGCGGCTGTCGACGCGCGCACCGATGGTGTTCGCCCACACGGCAGACGCAATGTCGCTGATGTCCGACGCTGTGACCGTCGCCGCCGGGCCCGCCGCGATGGCCGAGCGGATGTCCGACAAGCTAGAGGCGTTCAGCTGGACCCCGGTCGTCGAGATGAACGAGTGCAGGTCCGAGAATCGGCTCGTGAGCGCGGAATCGATGTCTGAGGCCAGCGACAGCACGAGCAGCACGCGGCTGTTCGCCTGCTGGGCCGCAGAGGCGGCGTCCGAGGCCATCGACTGCACGAGCGTGATGGCCGAGGCGATGTCGGAGAGACGTGATTGGAAGCCGCTGACCGCGCTGAGGTCAATGCCGCCGTCGACGACGAGCACCTGCTGCGCGGCGCCGGTCGCCGAGAGCACCACCACGTACTGGTCATACCAGGCCGCGGAGGCGTCCGATAGGTCGGCCTTGACGAGCCCGATCGAATATACACCGAGCACGGAGGGCCCGACGTGCTGAATGTCGTTGGTCAGCGAACCCGTGCCAGATGACACGAAGTTCGCGGCCGCCTGGCCGCGCAGCTTGCCCCAGATTTTGATCTTCGTCGCGGCCGACATCGCGCTTTCAGGCGTCGCGAAATCGGTCGCGTCGACCATCACCCAGGTCAGGTGGTTGTTCGTGCGACCCTTGTAGAACTGATTAGGCATCCGGTTACTCCGTGACCACGATCAGCCCTTCGGCTGTCGGGCCGTTGCCGCCATACCAGAACAAGCCGCCGACGGCGTAGCCGGCGCGTTGTAGAAGCACACTCAGCGTCTTCGGGGAGTACCACGCGACGTGATCTTGGTTGACGTTCTCGATGCCCTTCGCGATCCATTTGGCCGCGGCAGCAGCGAAGGCGTTCGGCACAGTGATGATGACCGGCACGCCTTCGAACTCTCGCTTCAGCCGCGTCAGGAACCAGCCCGGATTACTCAGATGCTCGAGCACCTCGCCGCAGATGATGATGTCCGGCTTAATGACCACATCCAAGCCACGAAATACCTCCTTCGGCAGACTCTGCTGGGAGACATCGTCCAGATCGAATCCAACGACACCTGGGCCGTCCTCTCGATCCACGCCCATGACCTGTTCTGCCGCCTTCACGATGGCGTCGTGCATCGGCCCGCTCGCCCCGAACTCCAGCACGCGCTTGCCAGCAACATGCTTCAGAAGGAAGACCGTCCGATCCACCGACGTCGCCGGCGGCAGCGGGTGCATCATCTTGGCGTCGTAGTCCGACTTCGCCTGCTGCGAGGCGCCACCGAGTTGCGAGCGCAGGTCGTCGATCGTCGCGTAGCTCATTGCAGGTAACCCTGAAAGATGTCCGTCAACTTACGCACCGTGTTCATGACGTCGTGCTTCTGCTCGGCCCACTGGCGGTAGTCGATCCGGCCGTAGTCGGTCCAGCAGTCGATGATCGCCTTCGCCATCGAGTCCGGGTGATAGTCGCAGTGCCACGGGTATTCCGGGTCGGTGTAGCCGGCGCCGATGAACGCCTTACCTGCGCCGAACGCCTCGATGCTCCGAGCATAGAGCGGGTACAGCCCAGAGACGGTGATGTCCGCGCGGTTATAGAGAAAGTTCACCTGCGCATCATCGACGGGTCCGTTGAGCGTCCTGATGAACGTCGTCCACTTGTTGTGGTTGATGAGCGAGCGGAACGTGTCGAACATCTTCCCGCCCGGACAGTTGAAGAGATGAAGGCGCGCCTGCGGAAAGACTTTCCACACCTGCTCCATCGCCACGCACCAGTAGAGCGGGTTGCGCTGGCCGCGCCAATGCTCGCAGTAGAGGATCGAGGGCGACCCGGAGAGCTTCGTCGTGTCGTCGCCCTGCACGTGCGCCGGCACATCGAGTGGCTTGAACCGCTCGAGGTCGATGCCTTTTGGCACCACATAGGTGCGCTTGAGCGTCCGCCAGATCGCGGCCTCTTCCTGCCGCATCGCGATGAAGGCGTCGATCTTGGGGGCCATGTCCACCATGGCCTTCATCGAGACGCCGTTGCCGACCGAGGAGAGCGGCTCACCGTGGCAAAAGAGAAACTTCGGCACGTTGCTGAAGTTCGCCGTGACCGGCATTTGCGAATGCACACACTCGACATCAGCCACGACGGACGGATCGCCGTACAGCACGGTGCCAGGCATCCCCGTGTCGTCTGTCGGCTCACGCAGCAATACGCGATGCCCGAGGCGTTCTTCGGCCTGCACGAGCTCCAGCGTCGTAAACGCTAAGCCAGATTTCTCCTTCTTCATGTAGTGAACGATGTTCACAGATTGCCTTGCCAGTTCATGCCGATCTCGACTCCTAGTGGATTACTGCGGGTGTTCTTGGTGGTGCGACCGCCACCAGCCGCGGCATTCCCCATCGCGAGATAGATCACCTCTCGCGCCGTGGCATCTGGTGACGTATAGGTCAACGTGAAACCATCCGCATCGAAGGATGTGAGGTCGGCCTTCCCTTGCAGCGTCGGCGTCCCATCATCGCCATAGGAGACATACACATTTGTGCGATCGAGCGCAGCGACCGGGAAACCTCCCGAGTCGTACTGCGAGGCTGCGCGATGCGTCGAGCCAGACGCCGCGCCGGTCATGATGTATTGAATCGATCCGAGCGCTGCGCCAGCCGTTTGACCGACACTCAAGCAGAGCAACCCCGTTGGCTGGAACCCCACGCCCGTGGTCCCCTGCGCCCCGGCCGAGGTTTTCTGCGTAAAACTGCCAACCTTGTACGATCCGCCCTTAAGGCAGAGCGCGTAGACTGTGTGCGTGTTCGCGCTGCCGGTGCCCCAGTTCAACGTGAAACCATCCGCGTCGAGCGAGGTCAGATCGGCTTCGCATCTGACGGAACTGCCGCCATCCACGTTTGAATAAACCTGTGTCGCCTTCTGGATCCGTCCGCCAGTCGTGGCATTGGCGCCCTGCGAAGACGTGCCGCGACTGCTCGATGACCGACCCAACCCAAAGGTGGTGGAGTTATTCGAGGACGACGTGTCCGCGCCCATCAGGAGAATGGCATCAGGCTGGAATCCGACGCCCGTTGTACTTTGGCTCCCACCCGTCGCCTTTGATGTGAAGGACACCAGGGCGACGTTCGTCAGATCCGCTCCGCCGAGCGCGAGATAGTTGACGACGTAGGCCGTCCCATTCACCGTCGAGAAGTGAACCGTGAACCCATCGCTGTCGAGCGAGACGACATCGGCGGCGAAGACCGTCGTGGGTGTGGACCCAGAGATCCGCTTGATGCACTTAGTGTTGTCTGAGCCAGTAGGGTTACCCGTCGCACCATCGTCGCCCTCGCTGATGGCCACGCGCGAACTCGAGGAAATACCGACGCCCCAATACGGGGCCATTGCTGCGGCAGCACCTGTACCGAGTGCAGCATCACTCGTCTGTCCATCACCCCAGAAAAAGACCACCTTCGGCAGAAAGCCGACACCCGTGACGACCTTGTCGATCGCCGTCGCTGGCACCGTGAACGATCCGACGAATGCAGACAGCGCCATCTATAGCTCCGTCGCAAAGATGGACGAGAACCCGAATTGGTTATTCGCCTGCGCACCACCACTCATCCAGAATCCGACCCCCGGGCTCCCGATCAGGAATGGGCTTGTATCGGTGTACGGAAACCCGCTCGGTTGCACGCCGTTAATCCACACGCTGATAATCGCGTTGCCACCGCTCGTCTCAATCTGCGCCTTGAAGATGTCGCCCGTCTGTGGCGCAGCGACAGATGTATTCACCAGGTTTGGCCCCTTAAAATGTCCCAACTGCAAATAACTGCCATCGTGGGCCAGGTTGACCTCGTAGTATCGGCTGACGGTTGATCCAAATCCGCCGCCGGGATCGTAAGACGCCCCGTCATCTGTGCCGCGCAAGAGCAGCTCCACCTCTGCAAACGTGTCGGTAATACTCGCGGCTTTCCAGATGACACCTTCAATGCTGTGATTCGGGCTAAATCCTGAAAGCAACGCATATGAGTCGTTATAGGGCGGACCGGTAGCGCCCGTCTGTGTGCCATGCGCGACCTGCACGCCACCGATGTTTTCAGTCATCACGACGGTTTCCGTCGCGGACAGATGATGCCAGCGACCGCCTTCAGAGATCGGGTTCTCCGTCGCCGGGAACGATGTCGTGTAGAAACGACTCCGACGCAGAAAGACCGGACCGTCAGCCATTCACAAGTGGATACAGCTCACACGGAAAGCCGCTGAGCCGCTGTCTGTCTAGGATGGGGCAGATTAGGTCACGCGCAACGCGCACTATTTTCGGTTCTTTCGTTTTTTTCGTTTTTCTGTTCGAGCCGAGCGCATTCTGAATCCGGAATGCGGTAGCGACCGGATGGTGTTCGTTGTGCCGAGAGCTTTCCTGATCGGATCCAATTGCGCACCGTGGTCGCCGTGACACCGAATCGTGCCGCGACGATACTGGCGTCGAGCAATCGTTCGCTCCTCATAGCCGTTTCCCAACCGAGAAGTACGTCCCCGAGAGCGTCGATCCGAGTCCTGCCGCGTCGCTGGCTCCTGGTAGTGGATCGCGTCCGTGCCAGATGCTTACCATCTCCATGTCGCCCGCTAACCGAGGCCTTGGCACCGACACCGGCGGACGTGCGACCGGTGCCGGGACGGCGGCCAGCTGGCGCTGCATGCGCTCACGATCGGCCTCGATCGTCGACAACGTGTAGATCCCAGCCGCTCGGCCACATGCGCGACAGAGGCCGCGATGCTGTGCCCACTTCATCGTGCACGCCGTGCACTTCCTGAAGCCCACCAGGTCAGGGTGCCTCCTTCGCCGCATCTGGCAGACTCACGCGACGCTTGCTCGACTGGCCGGTGACGTGCACCGACTTCGCCTGCTCGAGCGGCTTGACGTGGTAGGCCAGTGCGGTCACGGACTTGAAGCCGAGCGCCTTTGCGAGCGCGCCAGGCGGCATCGATCCGCCGTGCCGTTTCAGTGTGGCGAGGATGGCCGCGCCGTGATGGTTCACGTTAGGGAGGCTCCGCGCTGCGCGATGGCGCGATGCTTGCTCTGTCTGTCTGTCTGTCTGTCTGTCTGTCTGGTGCTTCTTCGCTGCCAGCTTTATCGTCGTGGGCGAGACCGGTCCGGCCAACTCGCGAAGGCCATCGAGGGCGCGCGCGATCAGCGGTCGGCGACGATCGATTTCCTGTAGTTCCGCTTCGAGTGCAGCGATGCCGGCGGCGTACGATTCCATCGGTCGGTTCTCCAAAGGGTTGCTCACGCGTGGACCTCTGGCATTGCCGCGGCGCGCTGCTGGCGACGGAGCGCGGCGAGCTCCCAAGCCTCAGCGCGTCGGCGTTCGGCTGCCTGAACACGATAGGTCTTCATGTAGGCGCGGTGACAGAGCTTGCACCAGCGCTGCTTCGGGCGACGCGGCTGCTGGCGACACCGGCGGCACAGTCTCAGTCGCGGCCCTGTTCCACATGTCGGTCGTGGAACATCGCTCATGCAGCTACTCGCTGTTCTCTCGCGCGGCGTTTCTGGTTCCTGATCTCCCGGCACCGCGGGCACTCCCAGTGCCGGTCGCCGAACGTCTTTCGCCGCGGGCAACTCACGCACCGGCCTGATCGCAGGCGCTCGGCCTGCCACACCGCCACGCCGCGCGCCAGGCGGTCGATGCAGCGCCGGCACCGCGTGTAGGGCCAGCCCGTGCGGCCGACGCCTTTCAACCGCTTGCGCTGTCCACAGTCCCGGCAGAGGCCATGCGCACTGAGACGGACGCGGCGGCGCCGTTGTGAGCAGCTCATCGCCGTTTCCTGCTAGGCAGTTCGTCGCGTCGATCCTTAGACACGCAGCCGCACGGCACAGGACTGAGGCAGCCGTTGCAGCGCCAGAGCCCAATGCCATCTCGATAGCGGTAGGTCGGGTAGGTCTTGAAAAACGAGAGCACCAGCTGAATCACGCCACCCTCTCGAAGAGCGACAGCACACGCGCCCGGTGGTTCGTCGATCGCTGAATCAGAATCCGACCCACGGTGAGCCATTGCCGCTTGCTATGCATCGGCCAGACGGTGTCGAGCCAGGCGAGATGGCCGCCGGCGATGGTGACGTCGGCGAGCGCAGCCAACGCGCGGCGACGGTCGATCATCGGCGTCGCATATTTCACGGCGTCGGCCTTCGAATACGGCGGATCGGCCATCACAAGCGGCCAGTGGTAGCCCTCGAGGATGGCGCCGGCGTCGTACACGCTGCCGACGAAATCGGGTTGCAGCGCGGGGTTCACGTCCAGCCTGGTGTATGGTCCGCGAGGCAGCGACCCGCTGAATACGTGGAGCACGCCGTCGGCGAGCGGCCTCGGCGCGCGCACATCTGGAAAGAGCGCCATCACGCGCTCGAGGAACCCGGCCGGATAGGCGCCGTAGTACCGCGTCTTGTTCCGGTAGTCGTTCCCGATCACCCAGACGCCGTAGAGCACGTCGCGCCCCTGCTCACGAACCAGCCAGGGCCACGACGCCGGCCATTTGGCGTAGATCTGTGCGAACGCGTCACGACGCTCGGCGAGGGTCAACGGACCGCCTCGTGTTGTCGGTAGTGCGGGAAGCTCTCAGCCTTCACGTAGTGCCGCGAGACCAGCCACGCGATCAGCGCGTCGAGATCGCCGACGACGTGCTCGACCGCGGCGTCCTGGCACAGCGCGCGGAACTCCACCTGCTCGGGGCGCAGCCGACCGCCGCTGGCCTTGGCTTCCCAGAAGACCAGCACGGTCCGCGCCTCGAGCTCGACCGAACCGGCGACGGTGTCCACGAACCGGGTCCGCGGCGGCAGGAACGCGAGGACGTCCGCGAGGCCTGGCGTCTGGCCGGTGCCACGATGCCGACGCCCATCGTTCGGTGACGGATGGCCGATGACGTAGACCTTGCCGCCCAGGCCGCGCAGCAGCTGCACGCCATGGGCCTGCTCGGCCTTCTCCGAGACGCGCGGGGTCTTCATGCGTGCAGCAGCCCCTCGGCGACGATGCGGTCCACCATCGTGGCCGGATCGGTGATGTCGACGAGCACGACGCCAGGCAGGTGGTGAAAGATGTTCGTGCGCGCGCCGAGGATGATGACGGGCTTCTCGAGCGCGAGGGCGAAGCCGACCTCGACGTGCCGGCCGCCCGTGCCCACGCGCGCCCAGATCGCCGGATTCCAAATCAACAGGACGTCGCAGCGTCGGATGTCCTCGAGGCAGTTGTTCGCCCATTCCTCGGTGTACGTGTTGCTGTCGGCGTCGAGCCAGCGAGCAATCGAACCGATGCCGGCCTCGAGGAGCGCCTCGTGCAGCGCGCGCACGTCCGCCTGGAGCTCCCACGGCGCGGCGAGGTACACGTTCACGCGGACCTCTCCTTCGACCAGCGGGCATACAGGGCCGCGAAGTAGTCCGTTCGTCGCTGTGCGGCGACCTCGAAGGCGGCGCGATGGGTCTGGATGTAGATCCTGAGTGCGTCGAGTGTTGTCTGGTCGAGCGTTCCTGTCCTGGCGTCGCCGCTCATCGGCGCACCTGCGAGCGTTCGCACAGCACGCGCGGCGGTGCCTGCGGGTTCTCCTGAAGCGGCCAGACCGTCTCGTACGTCACGCCGTCGGCGCGGATGATGCGCGGCTGCTTCGGCTCGGACGGCGTCGCGGTGCGCTGCACCAGGCGGTACACCCGAGCAACTGTGAGACCTTCACCGACGATCTCGCCGATGGACATCAGCCGCGCGAGGGCGCAGTGCACCGCGTGGTCGCCGAACGGCATGACCGCCGCGCGCAGCTCGCGCGTCTTCAACGGCCCTGGCACCAGCGCCATGAGAATCATCTCGTCGAGCATCTCGTTGGCGCGCCGGCGCGCGTCGCCCGTCTGAGCCGCGGTGACCATGCACACCGGCCCGATCAGCGACGGCACGGTCATCGCCGTCCGCGCAAATTGAGCCGAAGCACCTGATCGACGTCCGCCTGCGACAGGCCGAACAGCCGAGCGATCACCTTCCGGTCCGAGCCGTCGAGAAAGAGCAACACGATCGCGCGGCGCTTCAACGGACTGATGCGTTTCATGCGAGTCTCCTGCGTGAACGGTCATACGTGGGCCTCCGCCCGAGCGGCGTCGCGCCGGCCGGGCCGTTTCGTGCACGTGATGACGTGCAGGTCATCACGCGACAGGACTTCCATGGGTTGGAGATTGGTCTCGTCGACGAACGTGTGCAGCGGACCCAGGACGCCGTTGAACGGCAGCAGCCGTCCGGTCTTCCGGTTCGTCCGCCAGACGATGGGCTGCTTGCAGTGCCGGCAGGTGCCGGTGCTCGCGATGCGCCCCCACACGGTGAAGCCGTAGGCGGTCACGCGCTGACCTCCGGCCGTGGGCGCGTCCGTTGCCAGCGCGCGGCGTCGATCGCCTTGTTGACCAGGTCGCCGTTGGAGCCGAAGTTCAGATTACGGATGCAGCACAGACTCTTGACCGTGTCCTTCAGGTCGGCGTCTGATGCGAGCACACCCTCGATGTCGATCGCGTCGTGAGCGGTCTTCAGGATGACGCGAAAATTAGGGTCGTCGTCGTCCGTTCGTCGTCGTGTTTCGTGAAGGGGCGGGGGCGCAGCCCCCTGCTCTTGTTCAACTAACGGATCAACTAACGGATCAATACCTATATATCCCCCGTACGTGTTTTTTCCGATTTCCGTGAAGCCGGCTTCCGATTTCGCTGAAATGTTTTCCGATTGTTTTTCGGCGCTATCGGAAAACTTTGCCATGACTGGTCCGCGCCGTTTTCGACCCTTCGGAAAATGCGACGATGAAAAGTTTTCCGATTCAGGTTCTAACTGGTACGCCTCCCAATCGAAGACGCAGCGGAGGTGGATGAACCACTCTGGATGGAACCGGCGCCGCCCGATCAGCACGTGCCGGCCGTCGGTGTTCAGGTCGATGACGATCTCGCCGTCGCGCTCGAGCTTGTGCAGGATGTACCGCAGGGCCCGCTCGGTCAGCCGGCACCATGCGGCCAGCCGCTTCAGCCCTGGCCACGCGTCGCGCCCGTCATCGTCTGCGCAGTCCCCCAGGCGCACCAGGACGAGCAGGTTGCTGCCCTTCGCGCGCGCCCGCTCCCAGACTAAGGTCTCTGCCCGCTTGCTCACCCTGCCGCCTCCCAGTCGCCGACGCCGGTCTTCTCACGCACGTAGTGGACGACCTGGCGGACGGTCCGCAGGTTCGGGATGTCGTGCTCAGCGATCTCGATGCCGAACTCGGCCTCGAGCGCGAGCACGAGGTTGTAGCTATCCATCGAATCCGCGCCGAGGTCGCCATGCAGCGTGGCGTCCGACGCGAGGTCGGCGGCCGGGCGCGCGAGCTCCTCCGCGATGACGGCGCGCACGCGATCTTCGAGGGTCAGTTCCATGGTGAGTCGCTCCGCAATGGTTGTGGTCAGGGGCCCAGCCTCCGGCGTCGCACGGGTGGTATCCAGGCTTTCTGCTGGGCGCGCATCCTGGCCGTATCGCCACATCCGGAAGCCCTGACAACTTCAAACTCGTTTGGGGTATCTCGTTACGGCGCCGGCATTGCCTGCGTGGCGGCGGCGTCAGCCGACGGCAGCGCGCGCAGAAGGTCGAGCACAAACGCCGAGAGCGAGGGGAAGAAGGCATCAGCCTTTTTCACCTCGGGATTTAGAGAGGCGGCCCAGGCGGCCCTGGCGTCCCTGGCGGCCCAGGCGGCCCTGGCGTCCCTGGCGTCCCTGGCGGCCCAGGCGGCCCTGGCGTCCCTGGCGTCCCAGGCGGCCCAGGCGTCCCAGGCGGCCCTGGCGGCCCTGGCGTCCCAGGCGTCCCTGGCGTCCCTGGCGTCCCAGGCGTCCCTGGCGGCCCTGGCGGCCCTGGCGGCCGCCTCGCGTTGCCCGGCGGACGCCTGACCACCGGTGGCGATTTCCGCATCGAACATCGCGACGATCACGTCGATGTGGCGGCGAATCTCTTCATCGTCCGTCGCGAAGCGCACGCCGAACGTCGCATCAGCAAGCGCCCATCGGAGAATCTTCGCGAGCACCATGTCGTCGACAACCGCGCCGACAGGAATCGCCTCGGCAAAGCGCCGCGGCCACTGCTTCGCCTGATCGAGTGGGAGATTCTCGAAGATGTTGTCCTCGAGATAGGCGAGCCAGATCGGCAGCCCCAGCTCCCGTTCGTAGCGCGAGTGATCGCCCGTCTTTGCTTTCTTCCCGCTGATGATGTTCAACGAGTGAAGCGAGCAGCCGATCGCGCACCCGCGGAACTCGCGGCCCGTCCCTTCGCCGTAGCTGCCCTTGATCAGCTGATCGGCGTCTTCATGAAAGGCGATCTGCTCGAGGAACCGCGTCTTCAAGTCCGGAGAATTCAAATAGGTCTGCATGTCTTTTACCTGTTCCAGTTCAGTCGACTCCGCGATTCGAGGATCCACAGGTGCCGCATATTCGCGGCGTCGACCAGCGTGCTGTCCGACGGATAGAGCTCCAGCGCGTCGTACGCCGCGAAGCCGCACTCCGACTTGATCTGCAGCAGTTCGTCCCACGAGATGCCGTCGACGAACCCGCCGTCGTCCGCGATGAGCGCACGGTTGACGCTCAACCGATTCGGCTTCTTCATGCCTTCGTCGAAGAGCACCGCGGCGAACCGCCTCGAGCGCCACGCGCGCCGAGGGATGGACTTCGCGTCGAGGTCGAGCGCCATGGCCTTCATCGAGTTCGGCCACTCCTCAATCGGCATCTCCTTCATCCGGTCAGGCCATTTCGCGTTCTCGCCGCGCAGTAACGCGCGGAGCTGCCTGATCTCGGTCTTGCTCGGTCTTGAGTCCACCGCCCCCAGCATCAGGCCCTCCACCTGGACCGATCCGACACCAGCAATTCGAACGGAGTCCGGCGACGCGCCTTAAGAGGCCTGACCGGCGGCACTGCAGCAGGCTGGATCGTCGGTTCACCATCTGGTGCAGGGCGCTCGATGAACGCCCGCCAGCGCGTGACCAGGTCGGCGCGTTCCTCCTTCTGGCGCTCGAGCGCGAAGCGGCGCAGGTACAGACACGCCGCCACGAAGAGCCCGCCAGGCACCAGCAGCGCCACCAGCACCGCGAACGTGCTGCGAGCTCCGTTCATCGTCGCCCGCCCTGAATGGCGTGCAGATGCGCGTGGCGCTCTGTGGTGAAGTGATCGCAGAAGAGCGACGGATCGCGGAATCGCGGCGCCGTCCGTTCGGCCAGGACGCCTGGCACGCCGTCGCGCACGTCCGGCAGCGGCCAGAGCGGATCGTCAGCTTGCGCCGAGGGCTCATCGACCGTTCGGCCTGGCGTCGAAAAGAGCGCCCAAGCCGCGAGGCCGCCAACCCCGATCACGCACCACGCGGCAATCACATTCACCAGACGCCAGACCAACGACGGTTCAGTAATGATCACGCGCCACGTCCTTTCAGCAGATCGGCCAGGTGTACCAACCGCACTCGATGATGATCGCGAGGATCGACCACGCGCCCACGAGCGCGATCGCCAGTGCCAGCCCAAACCGTTTCGCGAGTCTCATTCGCCTCTCCGTTTCCATCGCACGAGTTGCATGAACGCCGCGGGAATCCCGATGAACCACCCGACACATGCGAGCACGGTCAGGGCGACGCGCATCAATCCGCCGCCCGGCTCAGACCGAAGGTGTCGGCGATCTCGGCCGCGCGCTTCTTCGCGACGAGGTACACGAGCGAGCTGCTGAAGAAGAACCAGAACTCCCACGGCAACCGCAGGAGCCGATTCAGGCTGAAGTGATGCGAGGCGTCGCCGCGCAGGCATTTGTGCAGCTGCGACGGGTGCATCTTCATCGCGTCGGCGGCCTGATCGACGGTGATGCGCGCGTTCTGCAGCGAGAGCAGCACCGCCTCTCCGAGCAACTTTTCGATCGAGGACAGCTCCATCGCGCCGCACACCCGCGCGAAGACCGCCACGCCAACAGACAGCACTTGCCATACGTCGATCGAGCCGGGAATCAGAGTCATCGGGCAGCTCCTCGGTTGCCAGAAAGAGTCATCACGGTGGAAGAAGTAACAGGGGCACACTGTTCGACATGAGAGCGACGACGTTGCAGGCCGGCCAGCGCGCGATCGAGATCCGCCCGGGCGATCAGCAGCCGCTTGCCTTCCTTGCGTGCCACGATGGAATGCCGCTCCATGAAGCGGTACACGCTGCGCAGCGGCTTCTCGCCGGTGTAGCGGAGGTACTCAGCAACGTCGGACGTGTTCAGCCAAGGGCTCATGACGCGATCGCCTCGAGCGCCTGCGTGAACGCATTCTGCAGCTCGGCCCGGTCCTTCTGCAGGAGCTTCGCGATGCGTTCCCGTTCATCGTCGGTGGGCGGAATGCGGCCCGTGACGATCTTGCTGAAGCGCACTTCGCCGATGCGCGCACGTCGAGCGAACTCCCCTTGCGGTCGACGCGTCGCGATGATCGCAAGCTTCAATACCAGATTGAGGTCAGATTTTGTTGCTGCAGGCTTCATAGAACGATAAGTGTATTCATTTTTAGACCCTTGTCAATAGGTATTGGAATCTTTTTTGAGACGCCGCTAAACTGTTGGGCCCATGGGGTTATTTGCTAGCGACTCGTCGCACGGATACGCTCCACGGCACATGCCTGCCGCTAAACGAGGCCTCGGGCCGTGGGGTGCCGCGATCCGCTATTGGTTTCCGCGCAAGAACATGAATGGCGCGGATCTGATGCGCGCGACGGGCTTAAAAAAGAACACGATCAGTCGAGCCGTGCGAGGGCTGCCGGTGAATACCACGACGCTGACCAAGATCGCTCAGGCCTTCAAAGAGCCCGTCGAACTGATCCTGGTCTCACCGGAATGGATGGAGCACGCGGGCGTCAGGCGCCAGATGATTCAGGATGCGGTCGAGAGCGCCCTGAGAAACAGCAGTCCCTATGGTGCCGCAATGCCACCGCCGGCGTTGCCCACGATCGAAGAGAAGAGCAAGGATCTCGGTCAGTTCATCGAGGCGAAAGAGCGCGAAGAGAAAGAGGCGCGGGCGCGCGCCGTATCTAAAAAGAAACGCAGTCGGAAGAAATAGTCAGAAGTCCGCGCGAAGTCTGCCGATTCACGAAAATATTTTGTTAAGAATTGTCTACCATCGAACAGCCGCGCTACCTTTCAGGTACACTGTCGCCCTCCCCAACGGTTCCCAAAGGAAGGCGACCACGTGCACGATGTATTGCCCTTCGTGCCCAGACCCCGTGCGTCTGCGGCTCCGACGAACGATGTTCGAGCGCTCGTCAATACGCTAGTAAACGACATTCAAATCATCGCGTCATTCGATCGTGCGGTGATTCTCGGTGTGCTTGCAGCGTGCGTCCATGAACAGCGGATCCGCGTCTTGAGGGAAGAGCAATTGAGGCGGAGCCTGGTGCCGAAAGAGGAACAGCACGGTGGGATGTGATGGGCCTCTACAAACGTCCCGATTCAAGATGCTGGTGGATGGTGATCGAGCGGCGCGGACAAAAACCGCTGCGCCGGTCAACCGGCATCGCGGTCGACGGTGGCTCACCGGCTGATGACCGCATCCAGGAAGCGACGGCCCAGCGCGTCTACGCCACCGAGAGCGCGAAGTACGTCCTCGGACAGATCGCGCCGGAGAAGCCGACCATTGGCTTTCGCGACTGGGCCTCCTGGTTCGAGACGAACGTCCTCGCACATCAGCGGAGCGCGGCCCGTGGCCGGTCGATGTTGAACCAACTCCGGATGGCGTTCGGTCGCTACGACTCGATCGCCGACATCGACGCGCACGCGGTTGAGGAATGGAAGACCGGCCGCCGGCGCGCTGGGAAGGCGCCGGCCACGATCAACCGCGAGCTCGACGTCTTGAAGTCGATGCTGAACAAGGCCGCGCCGAAGTACCTCGAACGGTCACCGCTCGGCAGCGTCCGTCGGTTCCGCGTGCCGGAGTCAGAACCGCGGGTCCTGACGACGCAGGAAGAAGATCGGATGTTCAAGGTCGCCTCCGATGAGGAGCGCGCCTGGCTGACGCTGGCGCTCGACACGCTGCTGCGTCTGTCGAACGTCGTCCATCTGAAGTGGGCCCAGGTGAAGTGGGGTCAGAAGGTGATCGTCCCGCTCAACGCTAAGGTGTCACATGACGGTGTGCCGATCACCCCACGGCTCAAGCTCGCACTCGAGGAGCTGCCGCGTGAGGACGCGCATGTGTTCGCCAGCTATCACAGCGGGAAGGGCCCGACCGCGGCGAAGAACGAGATGATCCGGGCGTTTAATGATCTTTGCCAGAAGGCGCGCATTCCCCACGGCCGGGAGAACGGCGGCGTGACGTTCCACTGTCTGCGGCACACCGGAGCGACGCGCGCGCTCCAGAAAGGCGCCAGCGTTCGCACGGTGATGAAGCTGGGCGGCTGGAAGGACGAGCGCAGCGTCATCCGCTACACGCACGCGAGCGACCAGGACGTCAGGACGGCGGCCGAGAGCATAGGGGCCCGGCCGATTCTGTTCAAGAAGAAGAAAGCGTGAATCCCATTCACGTGCGTGAATGAGACGTGAACAGGATCGGACATATACCGGGTATTTGGCGGATATAACTAGCGCAAGCGTATCGACCGAGAATGCGAGAAAAGGCCTGATTCCGTTGAGAAAAGGCGGGAACGAACGTGATCGGTAGTTGGCGTCCCCAACGGGATTCTAGAAGCCGTTCAGGCCCGATTCTATTGATCGAATCTCGTCCACGTGCACCGCGCGTGAACGCCGACATTCCTTCACAGTCCAAGCCCATCAGTTCTGCTACACTCGGCCTCCCTTACGAAAGGATGAGTTTATGAACCGTCTTGTCACCGCTCTGTGTCTGGCGCTACTGGTCTCCGCCTCCCTGATCGCCAGCGGTCCAGATGGCCGGCTTGCGACCGTCCGGAAAGCCTTCGTCATCGCGGTGGATGATCTCGGAGACGATCGCGCAGTCGCCGTCTGCTTTGCGAAGCATCTCCATGATCAGACGCCCATCGAAGCCGTCACCGCCAAGGAGGACGCCGACGTGGTCTTCCGCGTGAGCTCCCATCTGCCCAGCACGACCACGAAGGTGCTGGTCGGCGTCATGGGTGGCTCACCGAGCGCACACCTGTTCGCCGAGCTGCCGGACGGGACAAAGCTCTGGGATGACGGCGCGAAGTACCGCCGCTCGATGGGCAAGCAAGGCAGCGCGGGATCCTCATCCGGCGACACCGGCAAGTCGATCGAGTGCGGCCTCGCCGATGAGCTCGCGAACACGCTGCGCGATGCGATGCGGCAGGCACGAGACAAGAAGTAGCTGGCCTGATCAGTCCTTCGAGATGCGAATGCGACGCAGGAAGAGTTTGTAATCCTGCGTCGTCACGTCGTACGGCACGCGCGGCCGCTTCTTCTGTCGCTGTTCCTTAACCAGCGTCGACACCGGTTGCGTCGACCAGAACCCCACGCCGTCGCATTTCGCGCAGGCCGCCGGGAACACACCCGCGATAACGACTGCGGGATGGCCGCAGAAGCGACACCAGATCGGTCGACCGGCCACGTCACGGACAATGCAGCAGATAGCCGGCGGCATCGGCGCCCACCGCCACCGCCGCGCCAGCCCCGATCTGGTACCAGTAGTGCCGGTTCGCCTCGTGCCGCAGCAGGCCGGTGAGGAAGACCAGGCCCGCCGACACGATCCAGTCTTTCCACCGATCGCCGAAGCCCCAGCGAGCGGCATCGGCGCCGATGCCGGCGTTCATGGTGTGACCCGAGGGGAACCCGTCCGGCGGGCAGCCGGCGCAGGGTCGCGAGCTCGTCACCGTGTGCTTGATGCCCAGCGTCACCCCGTTGCCGACACCCTCCTGGATGCCCAGCCGACCCAACTCGCACCACTTCCGATCGCGGATCGCCTGCAGGGCGACGTTCATCGGATTGCCGAGCGCGGTCCCGTAGGAACTCCAGTCCGCCCACTCGTTGACGGGTCGTGGCTGCGCGGCCGCAGGAGACGCGACCAGCAGCGCCAGGACGACGAGCCACCTCACGACAAGGCTCCGAAGCCGGCGCCCGCCAGCGCGCCGCTGATGGCACCCTGCACCCATCGCAGCGCAGCCGTCCCCCAACTGTAAGAGGCGAACTCCTCCACGTTCTTCCAGCCGAGAAAGGCGTGCAGGTCGACCACCGCCGCCGCCAGCACGCCGGAGACCGCACCGCGGACGGCCGGGCTGTGCAGAACCTCAGAACCCATAGACGCCCTCTGAGAACGGCGCCAGGACGACCTGGGTGCGCTCCTGAATCTCGTGAAAGTCGTTCCGCCGCTGCACGCCGCTGGTGAGGAACCACGCGACCTGCTCGCCAGGCTGCGGCTGATAGGTCGCAAGCGGACTGCCGGCGAAGTAGTACCAGTTCTTCGGCAGCTGCCCAGGCTCGAGCGTCGGCCCGGTCGGCACGTAGTTGTCGTCGATGCCGCGCGAGATGCAGAGGATCGCGCCGCAGAAATGCCAGAGACCGCCGATGAGACAACCGACCCAGAGTGTGTACTGGATGTCGCCGCCTTCAGGGCCCTCGACGAACGGCCAGGCGCCCGGGCCGTACCGCTTGCCGAAGTCGATCGACATGTTGTCGGTGAAGCTGAACCCGAGCTCGAGCAGCGTGGTGCCGATCGGCCAGGCGCGTACATCGGGACTGCCCGACGTGATGACCGCCTTCGACAGATCGATCGCGTCGCCGACGGACGGTTCCGGCGGTGCTGTGGTCGGCGGCTGCAGCACGATGGTGCAGGGCCCCACCATCAACGGTTGCGGATTCGTGATGATGCCGTCGCGGCTCGCGGTGACTTCGTACGGCCCCGCGGCGAGGTCCGCAGTGAACTGCCCGTTGACGTCAGTCAGGGCCTGCCAGTCGCCGTTCGGACTGGTCGCCTGCAGGAGCGCGTTCGCGACCGGCAGGCCGCTGGTGTCTTGAACGATGAACATTTGCTGCATCAGTCCTCCTCGTCGCCCTGCAGCCGGATGCCTTGTGGCGGCGCGGGGATGATCACGGTCAAATATGCGAACGGCGTCGAGGGGAGGCTGGTCTGCGTGCTGCACGTCGCCGTCATGACGATGCTGCCGCTGCCCACCGGAATCGTCGCCTGCTGCGCGAAGAAGTTCACCGAGCAGAGTGGGCCCGGATCCGATGCCGCTCCAGCCACGCACGTCACCGGACCGACGACCGGCACGAACAGGCCCGCGGTGGTCTTCGCCACATTGAAGACGCACGCCTGCGCCGTAGCCGGCGTGACGCCTGGTTCGAACCACTGCAGCTGTGTGCTGGGCGAGACGACGATCGGCGTCTGCGCGGAGGCCACAGAGGCCATGAGCACGAGACAGGACGCGATGAGGAAGTTCTTGATCACTTTCTTGTTCTCCTTCGAACTGCCGATATTTCGGCGTGTCGGACTGCGGTGCACGTAGGACGGATGTCCGTAGCGACGGAAGGCCCACCAGAACAGCCGCCGCTCCATTTCTCGATCGATCGCGCCAGAGTTCGCGGCTTGCACATACCGCCAGCGGGCTTCGCAGTGCTCCAGAAATCCATGAAGCGCGCCGGCCTGGTCGGGCTTCATGAGATGCGCGCGCGCTCGTTCAGCGCCGCCTCCGCTTCGTCAGCCGCCTCCAGCAGGTGCTTGCTCCCGTAGGCGAGGTGCCGCGCCAGCGCGATCAGAAGTCGGAGCAGCGCTCTCGCCATGCGGTCAGTCATCACTCCACGTCCGTTCTTGCGGTTCCCTGAAAAGACAACGGCCGTTCCTCATCACGGGCCCCGTGTGTAACCTCCCAGGCACCACACGGGTTGATGAAGAACGGCCGTTGCTCTTCGGGCTGATGTAACTGGACGATCCCGCTTTCCACGGCGGATGTGCGCGACAGCCTCGCGCACCTTCGGTGTGTGGCACCTACGTCCAGTCGGTCAGGTCGTCTACGTTGGCGTCATCGTTGCTCTTACCCTCGTCAATGAAATCCATCCTTGCCGGGATCGCGTTGGTGCTGTTGGCGATCGGTACACTCTGTGCGCGAAGCGTTGCCGCTGCTCAGTTACGTTTTAGTACTCATCAGCACGTGCACGAGTTTCGTTCCCAGCACTTCTAAGACCTTGAGGACCGTGATCAGCACGGTCAGACCCAAGCCAATCAGATAGCCCTCGCGCTTCGTCACCGCCGCCGCAGCCCACGTCGCGCCATCGCCCGCGTCAGACTTGCGCCGGTTCGGATGCCGGATCAGTTCCCGCTCGACCGTCACCAACCGGGTGCGCAGGTTCTCACGGTCGATCTCCCCTTTCAACGTGCGGCCGTTCAGCACGTCGAGGCGCCCATGGACGCCTTTGAAGCCGTCGTCCATCGATGCGTACATGCGGTCGCAGAAGGCCGCGAACTCCTCGCGGCTCACTTCGCTCACCACCGATACCCAGTCACGAAGAGACTGAACGTCCCCGTGCCGCTGAACCGATAGGCGTAGAGCCCTTGGTACTCTGTGGTGATGGCGACAGCATTCACCAGCGCCGCCGAACTTGGTCCGGTCGTCAGGAATTGGCGTCCTGGTCCGTGGAGCACGCCATCGGGGACACCATCAACCTCGATCAGGTCACCGCTGACGGATCCGGACTCGGCGACATCGACCGAGATGCGACCCGGTGGAATGACGCTCGTCACGTCACGGAGGGTCGAGATCGTTTCAGAGACGCCTGATAACAGCAGTTGATACCCTTGGCGGACCCAGCGGTCACGAGCGATGAAGGGCACCAGGTGATTGCCGCTGTCGTTGTAGACGTAGCCGATCTTGCAGCTCTCATCGTAGTCGGCCGGAAACGTCAGTGACCCGTTCGTGGTCAGAATACCGGTCTTGAACCAGAAATCGCCCGGTGTCGCGGCCGCCCACGAGGTGCCATCAAACTTCTTTCCTGATCCGTTCGCGTAGCCACCCGCCGCGGCCCCTTGCCACTGCACGTAGTTCACCGCGCTCGCCGTGTAGTTGCCCTGCAGCACCAGGTGGTACTGCGTCGCGGCCGATGCCGGCGTGAACGGCGTGCGAAACACGAACCGCACCGTTTGCGCGCTGGTCGAGATCGCTGTCGCCGAGATCGTGTCGCTGGTCGCCTGCACGCTGCCGCTGGGACTTCCCGCCGAATCCGTCTCGATGGTGAAATGGATCTCTGGGGTGCCACCACCGAGCGCGGGCGTGCCGACCGCCGTCAGCTTCACATCGACATAGTGAATCGGCGAGGTCGCACCCTTGAAGCCCTGCGCGAGTTTGACGCGATCCGTCGCGCCCTGGCGCAGCTTTTCTGAGGTGTCGTCCGTCGTGAACGTCTGATCGATCGAGTATTCCGGCGCACGATGGAGGATCAACGCGAGGTCGCTAGCGGCCTTCGTCGTCGACTTGCCGATGACGTAAATCTCGTACCACTTCGATAAGGTCACGCCACCGACATCGATGAACCCGGCACCGTTGCCGAGGGCGCTGGTGGAGGCTGTCAGCGGAAACGTCGACGGCGTGTACCGCGCGCCGTCGGACAACACGATCTCGTCCAGACCGAGCAGCGCGACCGAGCTCTGCGCCAAGTCCGCGTCTGGCGACGTGCGCAGAGAGAGGCCGCGAAACGACTGCGCCCGCTGCACGATCCCAAGGTCCGAGACCTCGGTCTTGAGCACGGCGATGTTGTCGAGGACCGCGTTCTGCGTGGCAGCCGGCGCCAGATCGCCCGTGGTGACGTGCGCGAGTGCTAAATCATCCCAAGCCATGTGTCCTCATCTCAGAAGCCGTAGAACGTCGTGAGGCCCCACTCCGAGGAGCCCGGCACACCCCAGAGCCAATGCCGCTGGGACCCCGTCTCGAGCCACCAGGTGCAGTACAGGAGATTGCCCGGCTGGAGCTCGAGCCGCACGCCGTTGATCGTGAACTCGTGATCGATGCTGGTAACGACTTCGCTCACCGAGACCCGATCCCCCGGCTCACGCAGAATCGCCGCCAGCAGTAAGGCCTCGCTGTCGTTGGCCAAGAACCGGACCGACTGGACGCGCGCCAGCGGCACCGAGAGCGCCTGCGCCAGATAGTTCGCCACATCTGTGCCGACGTTCGTGTCGTTCTGGAACGTCATTTCCAGACCGAGGATCTGGGTGCCGTACGCAGCGCCTGGCACGACGACTTCGATCATCGCGTCGTACCGATAGATCCCCTTGCCACGCAATTGGAGCTTGGTGACGTAGCCCGGTGTGGTGCCGGTATTCGTGATCGTGAACCGGACGCCGAGCCCGCTGTAGCTGGCCGTCACGGTGAACGCCGACGTCAGGTCGGTACCAAGACCGTCCGCCTGGGAGTTCATCGTGTAGTCGGTCGTCGCCACCGGATCGACCTGCGCGGTGCCGCCGATCTGATCGTTGTTGGACGGATCGCGGTACGGCCCAAATAATTGAGTATTGGTGACGCCGGGATTGACCAACGTGCTCGCCGATTGCAGCGAAAACAGTACGGTCGTCGCCGACGTATCCACGCGGGACGGTCGCACGAACACCTGGACCGTGCTGAAAATCTGATCACGGGAACTGGGCACCGCGAGGCCGCCGTCCTGAATCACATCATCGGTGAGATTCTGCAGCACATCCGGATGCATCGCCCGCCGGTGGCGGTTCTCCCAGGTGAACGTCCCGCCCTGCACCGAGTCCCCGCGCACGTAGCCATAGCCGAAACTGGAGCGCGCGATCTGAATCAGGGTGTCTCGGATCGATGGTCGTTGACTGGACGCGGCCGCGCCGTCGAGCGCGATCGCGAACGTCTCGAGCCCCGTGTCGATGTCCCTGGCGGCCGGCTGATCGCCAGCGTCGAGCGCATCGAGGATCGACGTGACGATCTGGTCATCGCGCTGATCGAGTTGCGCCGCGATGTCCGGCAAGTCGATCCGGGCGGCTTCATCCATCCAGTCGAGCGCCTTGATCGCGGTCGTGCGCACGCCCGCCACGCCTGGCACCACGTCGATGTCCACGAGCTTGCCGAGGAATTTGTAGGCGCTGTCCGTGCCATAGGAGAGACGAAACCGCGCCGGCACGGCGAAGTCGAATCCCGGTCGCTTGCTGCTGCTCAGAGGCGAGTAGTACCCCAGCGTGTGAGCCGCGTTAGACGCGCTGTTGTCCAGCGTCGTCGTGAGCTCGCCCACCGTCGCGACCCGTTCACGGGGATCGTTGTCGCGGATCCCATATTCGATGGTCAGCGCATCGAGAAGATCATCGGAGACGTCGACCCAGGCGCTATCAAGGTAGAGCTCGAGCGCCCACTCGGGATAGGGCACCGTGAGGGAAACGCCTGCTGCCGCCGCCTTCGCCGCAAAGAGCGCGTACGCCCGCATCGGACCCGCGAGGCCGATCCGCGTCGTAGCGCTCATCGGCGCCTCACGTCCGGTCCGAGATCCCGCACCGCGCGCGCGAAGTTACGCGGCATGTCCAGATCGCGTCTCGCCATGTCGTTTCGCAGCTTCGCGATCTCCGCCTGGGCGCCAGCCCCGTTCGACGTGTCTGCTGTCGAGGGCGCCCCGAGTCCCGACACGGCTGGGGCATCGGGCGCGTGCAGCAGCTGCTCGTAGGCTTGGTTCTGCTCAACAGTCAGCACCCGTTCGTGCGGCGTGAGCATGGCTGGGACGACGTCCGTACCTTGCGTCGGCCACGCGATCGCGCCGAGCCCGAGGCCAGCCACCATCCCGCCGGCGGCCAGATGCTGCACGAGACCGCCGCGGAAGAAGTGCTGAATCCCGTACCGGGTCACCTCGCCACCCGTGGAGGCCATGCTGATGTCTGGCGAGTTGTCCGCGACGTAGGAGTAGTGAATCTCAAAACTCGGCGCCTGGATTTGGCTCAGTCCCTGACTGATCCCCGATGCCGCTGAGGATGCCTGCGATGGCAAACCGCTGAGAATCTGGCCCAGGTGGTTCAGCGCATCGGTCAGCGTCGTCAGGCTCTTCGCCAGCGGATCGCCGGTATCGTCAAACTTGAGATCGCCCAGGCTGTCGATCTTGTTGCCGGCGGTGTCGGTGAGCTGGCCGGTCTTGAGCAACTGGTCGATCATCGGCTGGAGCGACGTCGGCAGCACCGAGCCGGTGTCCATGGCGTGCTGGACCAGCTGGTTCAGGCTGTCCTTCATGCCGGCCAGGACTTTGTCGGAGTCGGCGCCGGACTGCGTCACGAGCTCGTCGTAGTCCTTCGCGATCTGATCCGCTTGGTGGGTGATCGAGAGCTGCGGCACCTTGCCACCGACCTCGTCGAGGCTCAGCCCGTAGTGTCCCGCGGCCGTCGACAGGTCATCGAAGCTCGGCTTCCCGGTATCGGCGAGGCCCTGTAGCGCCTTCTTCTCGTCATCGGTGAGCCCGTTCATCGTCAGGAGTTGATCGAGCGCCGGCTGCATCGAGGCCGGGAAGCTGCCGCCCGTCGCCTTCGCCGCAGCGAGGATGCCATCGACCGCGGTGGAGACGTCTGCCGCCTTCGCCTTCTGCTCCGTAAACGCCACGTTGATCGTGTCGATCGCGGCCTGCGTGGCGGCTGCCCCTTGCTTCTCCGCGGCCATCAAGGCGGCAATGTCGGCCTGGGCTTGCTGGGACGATCGGCCCGTCGCGGCGTAGACTTCCCCGACCTTATCGATCATGCCCTGGAAGCCGCCGTACGTTTGTTCGAACTGCGCTTCGAGCGCCCGCCCGTCCTTCTCTGCCTGAGACACGCCCCTGGTCAGCCCGGCGACCAGGCCAGCGACACCGCCGATGACCCCGCCGATGGCCGTGCCGATCCCCGGGATGATGCTCCCGATGGCCGCGCCCTTGGCGGCCATGCTGACCATGCCGGCCCCGACGCTTACCGTCCCGTTGTGGATCCCCTCGAACGTCCCGACGGCCGAGGACCCCATGGAGACGATGGAGGTCGCCATCCCGGCGTAGTCGGTCTTGCCGTCGCTCGTCATGCTGGCCTGGGAGTTCTTGAACTGGTCGATGGACTTGGAGAGGACCGAGAACTCCGCGATCATCGTCCCCACGTCCTTAACAATCCCGCCGAAGGACCCCCCGGAAATCTGCGCTAACTTGGCGAACTCCGAAGACAGCCCACTGAGATTCTTCGATAGTCCTGCGAAGGCATCGCTCTCCTGATCCGTCTTCTGTGTGAGCGAGGAGGTGACGTTCGGCAACGTCGAGATGGCCGTATAGAGTTTTTGTGCCCCGGTGGCCGTCTCCAACTGGGCCGTGTTATAGGCGATGGAGTGCGACGCAAGATCGTCCCAGCCATCCGCAGCCGCCTGTACATCGTCGCGGTGGTTGTGCAGATAGTCGCGCGCCGACGTCGTCATCTGCTCGACGTGGGTACCGTAGTTGTCGACCTTGAACGTTAGATCCTGGAAAGACGTCTCGACCGTCTCGTTGATCGTGGTCTGCCCGCCGAACAGGTTCCCGGCTTCCTCGGCCTGCTTCCCAGCCTTGACCAGTGCGTCACCATGTTGTTTGACCGCCCCTGCCGTCGTCGTATGCGCCGCGCCGAGCGCCGCCGTCACGCCCCGCTGCTTCTCGGCCGCATCCGACGCCGCGACCATCTTGTCCCGGATGCCGAACAACGTACCGCCCGCGGCATCCAGCGACTTGTCGAATTCCGACATGCCCACGGTGCCCTTCGCGGATTCGACCGTGTTGTTGGCAATGTCGACCGTCAAATCACGGAGGTACTGTTGCGTCTTCAGGACGTCATCGATCTCACTTTTCGGGATCAGGTGCAGCGTCGCCCCGAGTCTCGTGAGGGCCAACATGCCCTCTCCGATACCGGTGATGGCGCCAACAATCGCCAAGGCGCCGACGTTGAACACGGTGTTGACCGCCTCCCAGGCCACATGCACGACGCGGGCGGCTTCCACCGAGGCGAGACCGACGTCCACCACATGGATCACAATCTCGTCGAGGGCCTTGGCGATGCTCTGGATGAGATTCTGTTGCTTCCCACCGAAGGCGTCGATCAGCGCATCGCGGATCCCATCCATGCCCGCCATGACCACCGGCGACGTGGCGATCGTTTTCCCGAGGTCTTCGGTGAAGTTCTCCCAGGCGACGTGCGCCTGCGCCACCCGTTCGTCGAGACCGTCCGTCTGCACGCCGAGGCGGGCCGTGGCTGCCGAGACCGCATCGAGAATCGCTGCGCGGTTCGCCTCAAGTTTACCGTTCTCGGTGAGCTGGTCCGCCGTCTTCCCGAGCGAGGCCGCGAACTTCTCCTCGGCCGCCGTGACGTCGATCTTGCCGGTGAGCAGCGCCAGCGCCTTCGTGCGTCCGGTCAGCATGGCGTCGTTCATCGTGTCGAGCGCCTGCTTGACATCGACGCCGGTCGCCTGGGCCAGCGCGAAGGCGCCCTTCGCCAACGTGCCGAACTGGTCATCCGTCAGGGTCAGGCCAGCCGTCAGATCCTTCGAGGCCAGCTTCATCAGCTCGAAATCGCTGATCGTGCCGTGCGTCCCATCGCGCAGCGCACCAGTCAGCGTCTCGCTGGTGCGTCCGAGCTGCTCCGTGAGGTGCTGAAAGTTCTCCTCGACGTCCGCGACCGCGGCGCCCTTCAGCGCCATCTCTGGTAGCGCGACGATCAGTTCTTTGACGACGCCGATGATTTCGCGGATCGCGTCCCGGACCAGCATGCCCTCGGCGATGTGCGCGACCATGCCGTTGAAGAACCCGCCAGAGCTATCCGCGGCTTTATCGGTGGCAGACGTCACCTCATGGAGCGCCGCGGCCGTGTCGGTCAAGGCCTGCGGTGCCACCTTGCCCATCGCGGAGTACTTTTCGATCGCTTTGTCCAAGGTGCCGAGCGCGCGTTCCTGCTCAGCCGACGTCAGTTTTGTGACGCCACCGAGTTCCTGAATAGCAGCGGTGATCTTGTTTGCCGCCCCATATAAACCCGTCCCGCCCAGCGACTGAACCGTCCGATCGACGGACGACTTCATGACATCGAGCGTGCCGATGCCAGCCTGCAGGTTCGCCGCGAGCTCCTTGGCGTTGTCGCTGAACCGGATGTTGTTGACGATCGTCGCCATGCTTATTCGCCGAACGCCTTCGCCATTTCGCTATCGACGGCCGCCTGCAAATCCCTCGCGTACTGCGCCTGCGCGGCATCTGCCGCTGGACGCATGTAGGGCCTGGCCGGCATCTTCGCCGTGCCGTACTCATTCCAGATGTTCACGCTCGTGGGTTGTCCGATCGGCGGGAAGGAGATGACTTCCACCAAGTTGTGGGCGAAATCCTCTCGAACCTCGATCGCGTTAGCGAGCGCGTGTGTCGGCGTCTTCAACTGCGCCAACAGCTTCCGCCGCGCATCGTTCTGCATGGCTTGTCCCGTTCGTCTCGCCACAACTTGCTGCGCACGCATCACGTTGTCTGGGAACGTGGCCACAGCAGCCTTGAACGCCTCGAGACCGGTCTGCGTGAAACTGCCGCCATCAGCCACGAGGTGTCCTCTTCGGTTTGCCGTGCGTTACCGGTCGACCGAGCCAGTCGCCGAGCATCATGAGTTGCGCCTTCTGCTGCGCCATCGTCAGCGGGACGTCCGTCTTCCGGCCCGTCTTCGCCAGCAATGCCTTCAGATCCGGCAGCTTCTTGTGTCGATCGAGCGCGGCGATGTGCCACGCCAAAATCACCGTCTGCTTGTAGTCGTCCTCGTTCCGCTGTCGCGCTACTGCAAACTCCCGCCAGAGTTCACGGAGCGAGAGCCGCCAGAACCGCTCCGGCGTGATGCCGAGACAACGGGCGTCGATGTAGAGCCGACGCCAATCGACGCCTCGGCGGGCTGAGGGTTTCCCGCCTCGCCCTCCGCGGCAGCATCGTCCCGATTGAGTGTCAACATTTCGTTGATCTTTCCGGCGACCTTGGCTAGGCCGCCCATCCGATCAATGATCTTGCCGACGTCCTGCGCCGTGGTGACGGTGTCGCCGTGATACTCCTGCAACATTGCCCAGAGCAACCACCGGAGGTCGCGCAGGCTGCCCTTGCTCGCCGCCGCAATCACGGCATCGAACACCTTGCCCGCCCGATCTTCCATCTCACAACACGCGTTCGTCGTGAGCTTGAGCGTGTACTCCTGATCACCCGCGGAGAGCCGCAGCTCTCCGCGTTCCCTGTTCGCCATAACCCTCTTCTTTCAGTTCCGACCATCACCGACCAGCGACCTAGACGATCCCGCCCTTACGGGAGGGCGTCCATGTAGCTGCGGACCGGCGTGATCTCCACCATGCATTCCACGGAGCCGTCCGGCCCGATGGTGCCGGGCTGGAACTTCGTGACGATGCCGGTGAAGGGCAGCGTGGTCCCTGGCGATCCGTCCGAGAGCACCAGCTGGAAGTTGTGCTCGAGCCGACCGCGCTTCATGGCGATCAGACCGCCACCCGTGAACGACCCCGTGCCGCCGCCGGCGTTGGACTGGCTGGCGTGCGTCGGCCGCCAGTTCAGCTTCAGCGAGAACGGGCCGCTGTCCTGCAGGCCGGCCAGCTTCTCGCGGTGCGCATCCGGGCTGCGCAGGTGCGTCCGCTCGATGACGGCCGTGGTGAGATCCCCGAAGGTGATCTCTTTGACTTCGGCGATCGCCTCGAAGGTTTCGGGGCTGGCGCCGTTGCCGACTTCGAGCTGGGAGCCGAAGCCGTGAAAGCCCCCCTGTGCGGCGTAAAACGTGTCGGTGAGATTCGCGGTGTCGGACATGACTAGCAGCTCCTCTAGTGAAAGTGAACCCGAACGATTGACCCTACGCGGCCTTCCGCGTCCACACGATGTAGTCCTGCGAGATGTTCACCTGCCGGAGCGCGTCCGGGGCGTACATCGCCAGCCGTGAATCACGAAACGCACCGGTGACCCGAAGCGTCCCGTCCGCGTCGAACACCTTCCCATTCAAGGCCGCGTGCACCGCATCGGCGACCGCCGCGGCAGCCGAGTACGGGTCAGACCCTGAGCCCTCTTCGGCATACGCATCGACCTGCACGCGATGCTTCTCCACGAGACTTCCGCCGCGCAGATGAAACTGATCGATGACGCCGATCAACTGGACCCTGATCGCCGGGAGATCCGGATTTTCCGGCAGCCGCAGCTGATAGATGTCCGTCTGGACGAGCGCCGCCACGCCGTTGTCGGCGAGCAAGTGCTCCGCAATGGCCTGTTCGACGATCACCGGCCACCTGCCAACGTCGTCAGGGCGATCCCGTCCTGCCGGCCGATGTGTTCCGCCGCCAGGATGTCGTAGGTCCGGCCTTGGTAAACGATCCGCCGCTTCTTCACGACGTCGAGCAGGTCCGGATCCATGTCCGCCACGTACCGCATCTCCCAGCGCGCGATCGAGGACGACGACAGTTGCCCCGTCGTGAACTTCTCGCCACCCGACAGGAACTGCCGAAACATCCATGCATTGCTGTGGAGCGTCGACCACGTCTCGATCGGGAACTTCGACGTCCCCGCCGACTCCGTCAACTGCTGGATGGTGACGGGCAGCTTGAGATCGCCAGGGTTCAGCGCCATGTCTCACCCCATGGCACCCACGAGGACGGCCAGACGTCGTCACGCAGCACGGACGACGGCAGGGCGGAGTACTTGAAGCCGTCCATCATCGCCTGCACGCCGAGCGGCAGTACGGTGACCGACGTCCGCATCTCCGCGTGCACGGCCGATCGGAACTGGTCGTAGTGCGAGACCAGGAAGCAGAGGATCCCCTTGAGCAGCTCCGGAACGTCGGTCGCCGCGTCCGCGTAACCGCAGGTGTACTGAATCCTGACCGCGCCCGATTCACACCGCGCCGTCGGCCAGCACATCCCCGCGATCGGCTCAATCCAGCCTGGCGTCGCGTAGATGCCCTCCGGCGCCTTCACCGCGTACGACGGCGCGTCGGGTGACCCGCCATCGCTGAAGCTCGCGAGATCGCCGTCGCCGTTGACGTACAGCACGATGACGACGCTCTGCAGCGGCGGGTTCGGCAGTTCGATGCGTACGCGCCCGCGCGGGAACCGATCGAGCCACAGCTCACGCGTCTCGGTGATGATCGGCCGACCGGTCTGCTCACGGAAGTAGTGCCCGGCCGCCTCAATCCACGCCGAGATGAGCGTGTCCTCAGCCGTCGAGATCGATTTGAGGTGCAATCTGGCATACGCCAGGTCCAGCGGCGCCACCGCCGGCGGCGTCACGACGGTCTGAGTCGTGCGAATCACGCCGTGCATGTCGCCCTCACCTGGCTCAGGATGTCGCGGTAGCGCGCGGCGATCGCGTTCAGTTG